AAGTGCATGATAACGGTACACCGAGAGGACTTAAATTACAACCAAGCTATTATTAACTTTAATAAAATCAAGCCTCGCTCGGCTGGGCAAATAGGTCAATTGATATTATGGTTCGATAAAGAAAAATTCCTATATTATGAGCAAGACAATCCAGCTCCGAACGTTTACAATAAAATATACGCCAATGAAAAATAGAAATATAGAACATAAGGACGATTGGAAAACGCCTAAATATATTTATGATGAATTAAATAAAGAATTTAATTTTGATTTTGATCCTTGCCCTTATCAACATAATTTAATTTTATGGGATGGCCTTCAAATTGATTGGGGTAAAAGAAATTTTATCAACCCACCATATAGCCGAAAATTAAAAGAATCATTTGTGCAAAAAGCAATAGAACAAAGCAAACAAAACAAATTGTGTGTTATGCTTTTACCTGTATCAACAAGCACGGTTTTGTTTCACGATTATATATTGCCTAATAAAAAAGAAATTAGATTTGTTCGTAAAAGAATTAAATTTAGTGGGTACAATACTTTTGGAGAATATGTAGAAAATAAAGCAGGTATGCACGATTCAATGATTGTAATTTTTTAAACTATGAATACACTTGAAATACTAAAAGCAAAGATTAACCTAAAGACTACAATAATAAAGTTTAAAGACAGTTTAGACGAACTTGTAGAAAAACACGAAAGCAGAACAGACTTAATAAATTCTATGAAAGAAAGCTTACAAGACATAGAACATTTTCATTCTGTTTTTAAAGATTTTGAAATAGAATACTATTTAGAATGTAAAGCTAATCTTAGAAATCAAATAATAATAGCAGAACATAAACACGAAATAGACAAGCTAAAAGAAATTATTAACGATGCTAAATTAGAATTATGAAATGTCCACAATGCGCAGAGCCAATAAAATGGCAAGAGCAACACGAATACGAAGACTTTAACTTAGAAGGCGAAGGCATAATAAACGTACACTTATGCACCAACATAGATTGTAACGTAGAGGAGGTTTACATATTTCAAAAAGACGAATGAAAGTAACAGACAAAATAGAAATAACCAACGAAGACAATATAGCTTTAATGTCAAGGTATGAGGATAATTACTTTGACCTTGCTATTGTTGATCCTCCTTATGGTATAAATGCTTCTGAAATGACAATGGGAAGTGGTAAGAATAAAAAATATAAAAAAGGTAAAAAATGGGATAATGAAACGCCATCGCAAGAATATTTTGATGAATTGCAAAGAGTAAGTAAAAATCAAATAATTTGGGGAGGTAATTATTTTGCAAATAAATTAAAACCAAGTAGATGTTATATTTTTTGGGATAAAGGTATATATGCCGATTGTGATTTTGCAGATGGCGAATTAGCTTGGTGCAGTTTTGATAAAGTTTTAAGGATTGCACAGATAAGATATAAAGGTTTTTTAGGCGCAGATAAAGTAAGAATACACCCAACGCAAAAACCTGTTAAACTATATGAATGGTTATTAATGAACTATGCTAAAGAATGTGATAAAATACTTGATACTCATTTAGGTAGTGGCTCTATTGCCTTAGCTTGTCATAATTTAGGCTATGAATTAACGGCTTGTGAACTTGACAAAGAGTATTACGATGCTTCAATAAAACGAATTAAAGACCATATTTCACAACAAAGACTTTTTTAATGCCACGTTGTAAAAACTGCAAAGAAAAATTCGAAGCCAAGCACTTTAATCAAAAATATTGCTTTAAGTCTGAATGCGTTAAAGTATGGGTAGAAACTGCAAAGGTCAAGAATTGGAAAAAGGAAAAAAAAGAACTAAAGGAAACGCTGGAAACCGTTCAAAGCTTAATGAAGAAAGCTCAAAAGTATTTTAATACATATATCCGAGAGCGAGATAAAAAAAAACCTTGCGTATCTTGCGGTCAGCCTTTAGGATCTAAATTTGACGCTGGACATTATTTTAGCAGCGGAACGCATAAGGCGGTTACATTCGATGAAAGAAACGTTCACGGTCAATGTGTGTCGTGCAACCAACACAAACACGGAAACTTGCTAAACTATCAAATAGGAATACAGGAAAGAATCGGAGCAGATGAATTAATCGCATTGCATGAGCAAGCGCATCTGACTATAAAATATTCAAGGGAGCAGCTCAAAGATATTATTGAGCAGTACAAGCAAAAGACGAAAGCCTTAAAAGAATAATTTTTATATAAGGAATATTTTTATTATTTTTATATCACTAACAATTAAAATCGTATTATGAAAGGAAAACCAATTCAGGTTTCGGCGACCGCTGGAATCTTATCAGTAAAAATTAAAGACAGAGAAATAATCAACGAGCGCATTGGAGACGAATGGCTATTTGATTTAACTTTTGCAAAAGCAATAACCTACAAAGAGGCAATTTATGCTGAGGCGAATGCCTGTTCTATGGAGGGAAACCACAAAGGCTCAAAAGAACTTAGAGCAAGTTACAACAATTTTAAACGCTATGTTGCGCACTATGAACAAGCGCAGAATTATATAAACCAAATAAATTAATAACGTTATGAATAAATTAATCGAAAGACTTGGAGAAATCCAACAACAACTGAAAGCGCCAAAGAATCAGTACAACAACTTTGGGAAGTACAAATATCGATCATGCGAGGACATTATGGAGGCGGTAAAGCCTTTGCTCAATGGCTTAGTATTGAACCTTACCGATGAGGTAAAAGAAGCCGCTGGCTGCATGTATGTAGAAGCGACTGCAATGATAACTGACGGCAATAAAGTCCAGGCGGTAAAAGCACAGGCTGGAATTGACATCAACCGCAAAGGAATGGACATCGCTCAGAGCTTTGGATCCTCGTCAAGTTACGCAAGGAAGTACGCATTAAACGGATTATTTCTAATTGATGATACAAAAGACGCTGACTCAACGAATACTCACGGAAAGACGAAACAAAAAAAGAAGCTCAATGAAGCAACTTTTAAGTCTGCATTGGAAATGATTGCGAATGGAGAATATACACCTCAGTATTTTAAAGACCATTATTCATTAACTCCTAAACAATTAGAGCAATTATGAAAGATTTTAAGATAAGATGCTCCGCTATTGGAAAGATAATGACTAACAGTCGAACAAAAGGAGAACTCAGCAAGACTTGTCAAGGTTATTTAGAGGACTATGCTATTGAGAACATGTACGGATATAGCAAAGACATATGGAGCAAAGCGATTGATAAGGGTATAGCCGTTGAAGATGCAAGTATAGAGCTTGCCGAGGAGGTTCTAAATATGGGCGCAATGTCAAAGAATGAGGAGTTTTACGAGAATGAATACTTGACAGGAACGCCTGACGTGCTGAATGAAGACTTTGTACTTGATGTAAAGAGCAGCTACGATGCGACAACCTTCCCCTGGTTTAAAAAGGATGTACCGAACAAGGATTACTTTTATCAGCTGCAAGGTTACATGGAATTGACAGGAAGACGAAAAGCCTATCTTGTTTATTGCTTAGTAGATACACCGACAGACATTGTTGAGGATGAGGTTAGAAGGGTTCACTACAAGCTCAAAGAAATAGAAGACAACCCAATTGTAAGGAACGCGGTAGAAATGCAACATAACTTCGAGAGAGTACCAAAGGAGCAGAGAATAAAATGCTTTGAGATTTCATACGATCCTGAAGCAATTGAAAAGATATACAACCGAGTTAAGGAGTGTCGAGAGTATTACGAGACATTAATTCGCGAACAATTTAAAGCGCAAGAGGTATGAATAAACAAGTAGCGCAAGAGTTAAACGAATTTGCTAAAATAGTATGCGAGAGATTCAATTACAAGGACAGGGAGGGTAATGTAAATCAAGAAAGTTTTTGCATAAAAGAAGTCATACCAACCTCAGACCATACCGCAAGCGTATTGATGGAAAAGGATACAGGGAAACTTGCAGCTTTTTTGTTTTATTATATAAATAGAGGAGCATCAAAAGGATGGAAATATTTTGTACCTACGGATAGCCATATAACAGGATTTAGAGCTTTTGAATATTACAAGCTACAAATCGAAAGGCATAACTATAAACATAATTTTTAAATAATAAATAACATGAA